CGCCGTATCTTCCACGTCCTATGTCTTTAAGGCAGGCGACTTCCTGCAACTCGGCAGCTATGTCTACAAAGTCACGGCCAATGTGTTGCGTGGAAGTGCCTCAACGGTCAGCGTCAATCTGCATCGTCCGGTGATTGGCACGCCCGCCACCGGAACACTCACGGCAGTTGGTTCGTCTGTTTACTTTCCGGTGTATGCGGAAGTCTGCCCGACCTACTCGCTCACGCCTATGACAAACGGCGCGTTTGTGAATTGGGATGAGCCATTCGTGTTTCGGGAGAACGTCGCGCCATGACCACCACGATGACCGCGCTTAACAGCGCAAACATCCGACACGCAGAATTCGTCAAGCTGTCAGTTGGCAATCCTTCATCGCCAACCGTCTACACCTTCTGTAACGCCGCTGCGGCTGTTACGGTAAGTGGCATCACGTTTAGCGCACTTGGCGCGTTGTTGGCAGTCGGTGAAGTGCAGCGCGATGTCAAAGCGACTTCGTTTGACATGTCGATTTCCCTCACGGGCATTGACCCGAACTACGTTGCTCTGATCCTATCAAGCGACATCAAGGGCAGCACCGTAGAGATTTGGCGCGGCTTCCTTGATTCTGACAATCAGATCATCACCACGCCAACACTTCAGTTCTTCAAGCGATGGCAAGGCATTGTCAACAATGTCAGCATCACCGAAGATTTTAATGATCAGTTGCGGCAGCGAGTTGCTACTTGCACGATTAGTTGTTCAAGCATGAGGCGAGTGCTAGAAAACCGACTTGCAGGCATCAAGACCAACAAGACAATTTGGCAATCGATCTACACCGGCGACATTTCAATGAACCGAGTCGATGCCATCTCGAACACCTACTTTGACTTTGGCGGCAAGCCCAACACGGGCAGCATTTCAGAGCCGGGTGGCGGGCAAGAAATACCGGAGACACAACAAAATTGATTCGCGAAGCCTCCAAGTTTGATTTAGATGCTTGCGTTGAGATGATGCGTAAGTACGCATCAGAGTCGCCTATCTTCAAACTTCGCCAAGCAGCTTTCCACGACAACTATTATGTAAGGCACTTCCTGTTTAGTCTGATCTGTGGTCGCGGGTTTATCTTTGTGGACAGTCAATATAGAGGAATGATTGCTGCCATCGTCACGCCAAACATTTGGTGCCCCGGCGTGCATGAGGTCAAAGAGTTAGCTTGGTGGGTTGACCCCGAGCATCGAAGCGGAACAATCGGAGGCAAGTTGTTTGTCGCCTACAAGGTCAAGGCAGAAAAGCTGATCAAGGAAGGTCGAGCGCAAGTGATGAGCGTGTCGCTTATGGCTAACAGCCCATCAATCGATTTAGAGGGTCGCGGGTTCAAGCGGATTGAGTCCACCTTCTGCAAGGAATAAGAAATGCCGGTATCAATCACACTTTCGACTGTCGCCTATGCAATTGGTCAAGCGATAGGAACCGTAATTGGTTTGTATCAATCAAGCGTCTTGTTCGCGATGGCGGCGAACTTCGCTATTTCCTATACCGTCAATCGCGTCTTCGGAGCAAAGCCTCCTCGACAGCAAGACAACGGGGTTCGGCAGCAAGTCCCGCCAAGCGCAGATAACTCCATTCCGGTTGTCTACGGTGAAGCATGGATGGGCGGCACGTTTGTCGATGCGGTGCTGACCACTGACAACCAAGCGATGTACTACGTTTTGGCGATCAGCAACATCTCGCCAAACGGTCAGTTCACTTTCGACACTACGCAGTTCTACTACGGTGATCGGCTTATCACGTTTGCGCCGGGGACCAACCAAGTCGCCTCTCTGACTGACGGCGCGGGTAACGTCGATACAAAGATCAACGGTTACCTCTACATCAACCTCTACACCTCGACAACAGGCGGTGCAATTACGCCGGTTTTAGGCACCGCGCCGAATGTTGCAATGGGAGGCGCAGACATCCCCGCTTCGCTTCGTTGGCCTTCCTCTGGTCGGCAAATGAACGGGCTTGCATTCGCAATCGTCTACCTAAAGTATTCGACCGATGCGGGATCGACCGGCTTGCAGCCTCTGACCTTTAGGGTCAAGCACGCATTGAATGGCACCGGCGTTGCAAAGCCCGGCTCTGTCCTCAAAGACTATCTGACCAACACGGTCTATGGTGGTGCGGTGCCTTTGGCAAACGTCAACACCACGGCTTGCGACGACCTTGATACCTACTCAGACCAAACCATCACCTACACGCCATCGGGCGGCGGGTCAGCGACTCAAGCGCGGTATCGGATTAATGGTGTACTTGATACGGGTGAAACCGTACTCAACAACATCGAAAACATTTTGATTGCTTGCGACTCATGGATTGGCTATCAAGCCGAGTCGGGGCAGTGGGCACCCATCATCAACAAGGCAGAGTCCACGGGCTTTGCGTTTGATGATTCCAACATCATTGGCGACATTCGAGTGTCGGCCACCGACATCACATCAAGTATCAACGAAGTTGAGTTGTCGTTCCCTTGGAAAGAAAACAAAGACAAGCCGGGGTTTGTGTATTTGTCTTTGTGGAAGCCAATTCCTTCGCCATTGCTTTATCCAAATGAGCCGGTAAACAAGTACACCGCGACCTTGAGCATGGTCAATGACTCTGTTCAGGCGCAGTACCTTGGCAATCGCATGTTGGAGCAGGCCCGCGAAGATTTGGTTGTTTCGTTCAACACGGCATACACCGGCATTCAAGTCAACGCAGGCGACGTGGTTAGCGTAACCAATGCGGCCTATGGTTGGACGAACAAGCTGTTCCGCGTCATCAAGGTCAACGAAGCAAGTCTGCCGGACGGCAACCTTGGTGCGCGTTTTGAACTAAGCGAGTACAACGCTCAGGTCTATGACGATATGCCGATTACGGCATTTACGCCTGCGCCCAACAGCGATCTTCAGTCGGGCTATTACTTCCCAACGCTATCTGCTCCGACATTTACAGACCAAGCACCTAGCGTGCAGCCGCCGACTTTTAGTGTTGTCTGTCAACTTCCTTCAACCGTTCGAGTCACAAGGGTCACGCTGTACTACACAACGTCAGCTTCTCCGGCGCCTAGCGATTGGAAGGTTTGGAATACAGAATCAGCATCCAATGCGGCGGCATTTGCACCGGGCTTGTCACTTAAGTTCCCTAACGTCAATCTTGCTCCGGCAACTTACTACTTTGCCTTCTCGGTAGAAAACGAAGTTTCCATCTCGCAGCTTTCTACAACGTCTGCTGCTTTTGTTTGGTCGCCAACTTCTGCGGTCGGACCCACCGGCCCCACGGGAAGTTCGGGCGCAACTGGCGGCACAGGAAACAAAACTGGGCGTGCCGTTGTCTATCAATGGGCGATCACCATTCCCGCAGGCCCAACAGGCACCTCAACCTACACGTGGGCAACAGGCAACATTAGCCCTGTGCCCGCCGGATGGTCAACCACCATCACGGTATCGCCAAGCGCAGGCTTTACGCTTTGGGCGGCGACCGTCAATTTGATTGCCACCGATGCCGACGCGACAAGCACGATCAATTGGGCGACGGCAAGCATTCTGTCGGCAGGCTACGCAGGGGTGACTGGTCCAACTGGCACTACAGGACCAACAGGGTCAGGCACAAATGGCGCGTCCTCCCGCATCTGTTTTGCGCGGGTGCCCAACAACCCGGCTCCGGTGTCGGGCAACATCACCACATCGGGTTCAGCATCATTCCCATCAAGCGCACAGTCTCTATCCACTTGGGGCTTTGCAGCTACTTGGGGCGCGTCTGATCCCAATCCGTCTAGCACTGACTCGCTGTATCAAAGCGACGGCATCTATGACCCCAACACCGGAAACACGGTGTGGACGACGCCTTACATCTCAAGCCTAAAGGTCGGCACGCTGTCGGCCATTACGGTCAACACGGGTGCGCTGACGGTTCAAAACACTTTGACCATCAACACGCTTGGAAAGATTCAGGGCGGTCAGACCGACTACAACACCGGAACGGGTTTCTTCCTTGGCTATAGCGGTGGTGCGTACAAATTCAGCATCGGTTCGACCACGCAATCTCTGTTGTGGGATGGATCAACACTAAACATTACGGGCAACTTTGTCGGCAAGTCGGCATTGTTTAACGGGTCTACAACTTCAGGCTCATCAACCGCCACGGTCATCATCAA